GTTCTGGTAAGTACCAACACAAAAACAAGCGGTAGTAGCCAAGCTGGTCAAGGCACCGAGCTCATAACTCGAAGATCGTAGGTTCAAGTCCTACCTACCGCACATCGCGCCTGTAGCTCAGGGGAAAGAGCAACAGATTTCTAATCTGTTGGTCGTTGGTTCGAATCCAACCAGGCGCACAGAACCAAGCTGCAAGAAAAAAATTGTGGTAGGGTTCAGATCGTTGTTCTGTCGAGCGGGTTTACTCCCTTTTCCCTGCTCCAGGCAACAAAGGTGAGTTCGTCCCAACTCACCTGCCAGCGCATCATCGACCTCCCTTCGGTGGTGCGTTTGGCGTTTTGGGAGAAAGCTGACCCCCCTGCTTGACTCTCAGGGAGAGGTACGATACACTTACGATAGAAGCAGACAGGGAGTCTGCGAAGGGAGATAGAAATGTTCTTTACATACGGAGATGTTGTTCGCATCAACGACAGGGACTTGGTTGGTGTAATCACCAAGATCACGCGCGGAAAGACCCCCTACAAAGTCTATGTAGAAGGCAAAGGTTCTTGGTCGTGTAATGCCGTTCACATCACGCGCGTTGAAGGTCCAGAAGCAGAGGAACTCAAGAAGAAGCATCACGAAATAAACACAAATGCTTTCAACAACTTTTGTGTTGGTTCGGTAGTTGAGGTTGAGGGTCGTGAAGGCTATTTTGTAGTCACAGGACCTGCCAATGGCGACAACCAAATGCGGGTAGCCAAACTTGGTGGAGATGGAAATCGCTACCTGCGTTGCTACCCCGCACAAATCACCCTAGTCAAGGACTTTACTTTCGCGACACGCTAAGGTGTGTGCTTGACTTACCTAGTAGTTCTGCCTAGCATCGGGAAAGGTGGGGAAGCCTCCCCGATGTTGGGTTAGGTACTAGGCAAGTAAGGGAGTTCGGATGATTGAGTATCAGAAAGTTCGTGGCGGGTTAGTTCTAACAGCCTATGTCACAGATGGATCGCGCGTCTGGCAGGAAAAGATTACCTACCAAGGCTACGGAGTCCGGGAAGCCAAGTCCCTTTTCGCGCGCGGACTAGAGGCACAGCGACTCACCCTTTTCGTAAGTGCTTGACAATAGGTATGATGGTGTGAGATACTTGGTACAACAACAAGGGAGGTGTAGAAAATGGATACAGGACAACTAACAACAAGTCTCAATCTTAGGATTGTTGTCAACATTGTTGCTGGAGCGACTTCGGTTGATGAGTTCCTGCTACTAGAAGACGCGGAGTTCCTCAAGTTTGCGCGTAGCGCGGACGACCTGACTCAGGTTATTGCTTGGGTGAGGGAAAACTACTAACCCAAATCAAGAAGCCCCCTGCCCTTACGGGTGGGGGGTTTTCTTATGGAAAAAATAGACACCTCTAGAGTGATGTAACCTTTCGTGTATGAACAGATTAGAAATCATCCAGAGTGAGTATCACCCAAATCCATCGGGTGAGCCTTTCGTCGTTGCCATCGTAGAAGATGTAGACAGCGACGACACCAAGTTGGTTATTATGTTTGAGGATGATGGGTACACGGCAATACTTTCGCTAGATCAACTCATAGATGAAGAAGACATCTCCAACAAGACGAATAGTTGGAGTGCTGGAAAGTACGAAGCCAGGCTGCGGGATGTTTTGTGGAGCAGCGAAGACTCCGGGTTCGAGTACTAGGAAAAAAATAATGACAACCATTGCTGCCATCCAGGGAGATGGCTTTGCCGTGCTTGGATCAGACTCTCGAATAACCAGCGATGGCGGTCGAATCTATCTTTTGCCCAAGGAAATCGGGAAGATTGTCCGAAATGAGAAGTATCTCCTGGCAGCATCCGGGGATCTTCGAGCGATCAACCTCCTGGCAAACGTAAAGTTGCCGTCGAGTGCTGGTATCTCTGGGAAAAAATTAGATCGATTCATCTCGACTGAGGTAGTTCCACTCATCCAGGAGGAGTTTGAGCGCAATGGATATGGAAAAGAGGGGTCACAGGAGTCAGAAGTGATGCTCTGCGTTGAAGGAGTTATCTATGAGATCGCCCAGAACTATGACTTGAGCAGGGACTCTACGGGTATTTACGGAGTTGGGAGTGGATCAAGTTACGCAGTTGGCGCGCTACACGCGATGGTTGATCGTGGAGTTACGGTTGATGAAGCAAAAGAGTACATTAGAGAAGCAATAAAGATAGCTGTCAAGCTTGATGCCGGGACTGGAGAACCAATAAACATAGTGGTCCAATACTCAGAAAAAAATTAAGCAGCACCCGGCGCGGCGCAGTTGACTTCCTGGCTGCGGCTGATAGTATTCCTGGCATGGGAACATTCGTATCACTATTTGCTGGCGTTGGTGGCTTCGATCTCGGCCTCGAACAAAGCGGGCACACCTGTGTTGGCCAGGTTGAGATCGACAAAAAATGTCTTGCCGTGCTTGAAAAGCATTGGCCTGATGTACCAAAACACAATGATGTAGTAACAGCGAAGGAGTGGGCTAGTGAGCAAGACCTCATCGGAAGAGTCGACATTGTCTGCGGAGGCTTCCCTTGCCAGGATGTATCAGTTGCGGGCAAGCGGGCTGGGCTGGCTGGAGCAAGAACTGGACTTTTCTTCGACGCACTTGCTTTCGCGACGCACGTCAAAGCAAAAACTCTCATCTTGGAAAATGTCCCAGGACTTTTATCAAGCAACCAGGGACGCGATTTCGGAGTCGTCCTTACTAGCTTGGCCGACGCAGGGTATAGCAACATCGAATGGCGTGTTCTTGATTCGCAGTTCTTCGGAGTCCCCCAGCGTCGCCGTCGAGTCTTCATTGTCGCAAGTGCTGCAAACCAGCGTTTCCCCGAAGTACTCGTTGAGCGCGAAGGCAGCATCGGGGATTCTTCGTCGAGCGGAACGCCGGGGCAAGCTGCTACCGGAAGCTCTTCGAGTAGCTCTGCAGAAGGTGGTCCAGGAAGCGGAAGCAGCGAGTTCGAGCGAGTAGGGAACTTTGAGTTATTCACTTTCCCGGAAGAACCTGTTTCTCCAGCTCTGTCAGCTCAAAGAGCTGAAGACATGATTAACTACCAGACAAATGCCTAGTTGGTTTGTAAAGACCAAACGCGCGCAATCGGACACCGACGACGAAGGTTGGGCTGAAGGTGCGGTACACCCAACACTCAATGTGTTTGACCTAGGAGATGTAAGGACGGTTGCGATAGTCGTGGACACCTTTCCGATCCAGAACACGGTAATTGGTCGAAGCGACACAGCTGGACCCCAGGGTCGAGGGCATGGAGATGCTGGTGGTCCGATGTTCACGCTCGACACCGGGGGTGGCCACGCAGTGGCGATCCCAGAAAAAATTGTTCGCCGCCTCACGCCGCTCGAATGTGAAAGGCTGCAAGGTTTCCCGGACGACTGGACCCTGGTGGGAGAGAAGTCAGTCGACTCAAGTCGATACAAGCAGATGGGCAATGCGGTAACAACAAATGTTATTGCTTGGATTGGGTCTCGACTCTAGTGGAGAAGCCTTTCCCAACCATCATCGCTGGGCTTTCGCATCGCGGAGGAACAACCCAGGATGCTTATGTCTTTGCGCTCATAGAGGCTCTTGACCAAGTTCGTCGAGTCACACCTCTTGAGTGCGAGCGGATGCAAGGGTTTCCTGAAGGCTGGACTGAACAACACTCAGATACAGTTCGATACCACCAGATTGGTAATGCGGTGACAGTCAATGTAAGTAGATGGATTGGAGCCAGTCTGTGATCCTCTTTGACGCAACCAGGAACGAAGACCACCGAGAGTACGAAGATGTCTCTCCTACGGCTACAGCTCGATGGGGAACTGGCGGCAACAATGTGCCTTTCATGGTAAAAGATGGTATCGCCAGGCGGCTTATCCCGGAAGAAGTCGAGTTGCTCCAGGGTTTCCCGGTAAGTTGGACAGCTGTTGCGGCTAAGCCAGCAGCTTCGACTCGATACAAGCAGCTTGGAAACGCAGTTACAGTCGACGTTACCCGGTGGATCGGTGATCGACTTGGCTGAGGTAATAGGTTTTAGCCACACCCAGGGACTTGATTGCCAGCCAAGCACAAAGAACTTTCCAACTCTTCGAGCAAATGGTGCTGGGATGGCAGTTGCGGTCGAGCAGGAAAAAAATAATACGCTGCTTGTTCGACGACTTTCAGCTGTCGAGTGCGAGCAGCTCCAGGGTTTTCCTGGCGGCTGGGGAGATGTGGGAGCTGACTCGCATCGATACAGGCAGATGGGGAATGCTGTTACAGTAAGTGTCATCGCCTGGATCGGTGGGAGGATCGCGTAATGCCATCACCTGAAGAAGACAACGAAATCAAGAACATCATCGACTGTGTGCCTACATACGAACACGCTGTTGACTATCGACCAATGATTACGCACGAATGTGCCTGCGGCTCTATTATGTTTAGGATCATAGCTACGTTCCAGGACTACGAAATCGCAACATACTTTCTGGATATGGAGTGTATTGCCTGCGGCTCCAGGTACAACACGCCTACCCCAGTCGATCTTGATGAACTCCAGGCAGAGGAGCAGCTCTGATGGAAGCTGTCCCGATCCAGGATGGTCGAGGCTTGGAAAAAAATCAGAACGGTTTTGGTGTTGGGGCTGCTGGAGATCCGAGCTACACACTCGACTCAGTGGGAGGTCAGTCTGTCGCAACCTGGTGGGATGGCGGGCAAATCAGCCAGACTCTTGACGCAGTACTTGCCAAGGGGCAGACTATGCCTGAGAAGAATAGGTTTCCTGCAGTCCTACAGAACAGCCAGGTTCGTCGCCTCACGCCCGTGGAAGCTGAGCGTCTCCAAGGTTTCCCAGATGAGTGGACTGACATAGGATCAAACTCGGCTAGGTACAAGCAGATGGGCAACGCCGTGACTGTGGCAGTCGTGGCTTGGATCGGGGCTAGGCTCTAGGCACGACACGCTGACTTACTTGACAAATGTCAGGAAGGTAGGTAGTCTTTCTTTTGTAAGCAGAACCTACAAAGGAGACGAAATGACATTGACTCGCAAAGGTCGCATTGTTCGCAACATCCTCATTGCTATCGCAGTGCTGTTCGTGATCTGGGCGATTGACAACGCGATTACTCCTGACATCTGTAAGACAGCGGAAGGCAAGAAGACTGAAGCCTGCCGACAACTCCTCTACCCATAAGAAAGGGCGCAAGTGATTAGAGTCACAGTAGAACTCATACCATCTGAAGAAGGAGAAGGAAGCAGACAACTCCTCTCCGAGATGTGTATCGCTACCACAGGTGTTGGTTTTGAGGAAGACACCAGAAACTATGAGGCAGTAAG